CCTCCAGGGAAATACGAGGGAACGCCAATATCGCGGACCGTGGCGAACAGTTCCACACCTTCACGCCCTCGGCAGATAACTGCGCCGACGCATCGTCGAACGCTGCGGCCCATGGCTCGAGTGCGATTTCGCCGCCCCAGCCAGGCTCTGGATGCCAGTGGCCACTGCCTGCCATGTCGAACCCGAGCAAGAAAATCTCGCGCGCCCGCTTAAGATACGCGATGTTCAGAGCGCCGTACCCGCTCGTCCCGCAGATGTGTACGCTGCCTTGATCAACGCTAAGCCCCGGCCGTCGTAGGCGGCGCAACATGATAGCCGATGGGTCCACATACGGCCAGTACGGTTCCTGCACTGCCAGAAATTTCTCGCCGGTGAAGCATGTCATCTCTGCGCAACGATGCCGTGCCCAGTTGCTATCAAGACTGAACACGGCATCAGGTGCGAATGGTAAATTTACGAACGCCTCATTGACGGCCAAGACGCGACGGCCACGAAGGCGCTCAAAGTCGAAGCCACGAAGAGATGGCCCACCGCCTACAATGTAGACTGACCGGTCATCCCACCAAGGCGAAGAGACGAGCCCGAAGTTGATTGCGGTCCCCGCTGCTGTCAAGGCCTCGTACCTCGCATTCTCGTTTCAGTTCGGTCATGCTCGCCGAAGCAAGCCGTTGACGATCCAGGAGAGGCGGCGTTGGTGGCGTGGCGTCGCCTCCCTCGGATCGCTGCTGCGGCTGCACGGAGGAAACTTGAGCCGGTAGCGTAGCTCGTGTTGCAGCCGGCACAGCCTGCGGTCCCGACGCAGACTGTGAAATCGTAGCAGGTGGCACTTTCGCCACCTGGTGGAATCGGTAAAACGTGAACAGCGTTGTGGCCGGAACATCGGCTACGGTGATTACTTCGCCGTCTCGGTATTGGCGAGTGCCGTATTCGATACCCCTCCACGTGGATACCTTGTATTGCGTTGCGGGATCGAAGCCTTGCGACATCAACATACGATTTAGGCGATGATGTCGTTGAAGAAATAGCCAAGGTCGGCGCTGGTTTTCTTCTGGTCGAAGTTCATGAAGCCGTCCATCACGTCGCGGTACTTCAGCGAGTCGCGCTGGCGGTTGATCTGCACGCCGAAGCTGTTCATGTTCGGCGCACCGGTCCACACGAACGTCATGCCCGCGCTGGCGGAATCGAGCGTGGGGTTCGGTTCGGCGTAGCAGAGCAACGCCTTCTTCGATGCGATGAACGACATGGAAGCCGTCGCGCCCTCTTTGGCCGAGTTGTAAACGGCCTTCGAGACGAGGATGCGGTTCACGCCGAAGACGCGAGCCAGATCCGCATCACTGACCATGGCTGGTCCACCAGGGGTTTGACCACCGGTGATCCGCGCCAGGATTTGCGCATTGGTATCGAGCTTCAGCCGCACGTCGTAGGTGAGTACGAGCGTGTTAGGCTCCTTGCCTGTGGCCTGCAGGATGGTCTGCTTGCCAGCGTTGACGTCGTCAATCGGCGTCGAGGATGCGTTGTTCCACTCCAACACCTCGGCTGTCTGTGGCGAAACGGACGCGCCGTCGATGTCGGTGGTCCACTTGCCGGTGGCGAGAAAATTCGCGGCGAAGATGCGCTCGCGGCGAATCAGCAGTGTTTGAATGATGCGGCGCGCCTTGTTGCCTTCGAGGTTCACGCCGGGGTCGGTGTTGGCTGCCACTTCGTCGGCGATGTCGTCGCCGAATTCGTAGACGAGGCAGTTGTACGTATCGGTCGAGAGCCGGGCGCCGCTGCGGGAGACTTCCGTCCCCGGCGCGCGTACGCGAGCCTCATCGCGGAAGTTGTCGCCGCGATTCCAGATCCAGTACTTATCCGACTGGTTGTTGACGCGAACAATGGGGAAGCAGGAAGAGGCGAGATATGCGGACTCTTCCTGAAAATACGCCTCCGACATGTTCGTCAACGGACGATCTACGTGGACATCGGCCACGGTCGGGAGGTGTTTGTGGACTTGAATGTTTCCCATGGTTTGTTCTCCTTGTTTCTCCCGGCCTTACCAAACTTTGCCGAGTTGCGGCATGACGAGGATGCTGATGATCTGCCCGTCAGTGGTTGCCGATTCGAGCGCCAGGCCCAGTGCGAAATCGCCGGATACGATGTTCACCGCTCGCCCGTTGGTGTTGGCCGCAACGTAAGTCCCAGCAGTGCAGGTTCCACCCGCCACTACCTTGCTCTGTCCGCTGATGCACACGTTGGCGCCTTGGCCAGCCGCGCTTGGATCGTTCTGCAGCACGCCATGACCGGCGAGCCCGTCGCCTGTGGCATCAACCTGTCCGTCGGAAGCGACGGTGACGAAGTGATATTGCTTGGCAGAGAGATCCTGCCCGGCCTCCACTGTGATATTGACCTGTTCGCCGTTGAGCGCCATGTTAGTTCACCCCCTTGCGCGATTCCGCGCGATACTCGGCCCAGAGTTCCGGATGGCGTTCCGGCACCAGTGCCCACGCGTGGCCCTTGCTGACCTTCTCGGTCTGCATGATCTTAACGGCTTCGGCTTCGATCTTCGCCTCGGCGCTGTCGCTAACAGCGGCCGCACGGCCCGATCCGGCCGCCTTCGTCAGCGATTCCTGCGCGGCGTTGCCAGCCTTGAGAGCCTTGAGTGCGGCGTCGCGCGCCGCGGGATCCGCAATTTTCTCGACGGCCCGCAGCATTGCGCCCTTCTCGTCATCGGTGCCAGGCAGGTTCGGCAATTCGACGGAGGCGCGCTTCACGAACGTTGCGAGTTCGGCAGCGTCTTCGGCCTTGCGCACGCGCTCGGTGAGATCCTGCTCGCGCTTCTCCAGTACCTCGATGCGCCGCTGCTCTGCTGTCTTCTCAACAGGCGCGGGCTTCGCGGCCTCGATTTTCTGTTTCCGGAATTCGGCATCACCGGCCAAAAACGCATCCTGGTCTGCGGCTGCCAGCTTGTCGAAGTGCGTACGCTCATCGACGGTTAGTTTGGCGATCCCCTCGGCACGTTCCGCGCGCTTTGTCGTCTCGGCGAGCGTCCCTTCGAGGGAAGTGATTTTATCAATTACCTGTTTCAGCTCCACATGTTCTCCCTTCGCTGTCTCGTATACGGTTTCCGCTTGCTCGCGGTCGCCGAGAATGATCTTCATCTCTCCCTCGGACTCCTCAACCGTGTAAGGCGCGCGATATTGCTTTCCGCCCTGTTCAAAAATCACGGCATCATCGTAGGTTTCCTTGCAGTAGGCGTAGCCTTCTTCGCCGCTGTACTTCATTTGCACAGCGCGCGCTACGTCTTCACAGCGCCGCTGATAACTGCGGCCACGCTGGGTTTCTTTCTCGATTCCTTCTTCGTCTTCGGCGCGCTTGTGGATCATGACGTGCGCCGTTGGGTTGTCGCCCTTGTCCACCAGGGACACGCGATCAATTTCCATCAGCGTCAGTGGTCGCACCGGCTTTTTACGCGGCTTCGGCATAGGTCCCCTTTCCCTCGATGGAAAACATGGCGTACTTCCCGCTCTTCACGCCTTCCCATGCATCCTCGTCGAGGATCTTGAATCCAACCCACCAGCCCACTGGCAGCGCGTCCTTCGACAGCCCAAGCGCTTCGCATTTCTCAGGAGTGAATACCATCGATTCGACGAGAACCGATGTCGTTTTGCGCGTGTGCATCACGTCGCCCTCGCGGGATTTCAGCACGTATTCATAAGCCGAAAACTCCAGCGATGCGACGTTATCGACGCGATCCCCGCTGTGATCTACGACGGCGGATCCGTCTGCACGCTTCGCCATGTAAGCCCAGCCGAACACCATCCGGCGCTCTTCATCGCGCTTCAGGATCGTACCTGCTAAAACAAGTGGTGTCGATTCTGTTCTTACTTCACCCATTGCGTTCACTGTATCACAAACTTACTAAGTTGTGGCCAGTGAGTTAGTAAGTGAGTTACTAAGTAACGATCAGGCCGAGTGAACAGCGACACTGTGGATGCGGGTCAGGCGGCGCTTGAATACGGCCCACTGGCGAATTGAAATACCCGCCGATTGGCACTCCCCCAGGATTCATACCCGGTATCCGCGGGCATACATCGCACGTACGCTCGTCTTTGGTGTAAATCCACTTCTGGCGGACGGTCTGCGATAGCAGGCCCTGCTGCTGCGCCTGCCTCCAGGCTTCGATCTGCCCATGGTTCGCCGCGCGAATCGTCTCCGTGCGAGCGATCATCTCGGCGCGATATTTCAACTGCCGTTCGGCGTAACGACCCACCAGCCTGTCTATCTGCGCACGCGTGAGCCGTGCGCCGTCGGCGATGGTGCGCTGTATCGTCGAATCGAACCGGGCATCCCGAAGTTGCCGTGTCAGCGATTCTCGAAGCAAGCCCGGATCTCCGGACTCGAGCAGCCTCCGGTAATTCTGCACCGCAGCATACTGCGCCGCGGTCAAGCCGACGTGCTGGCGGATCTGTCGTGCCTGCGCCGCGGGCGGTATGCCGTCGGTGAAGGCGTTCGTCACGATGGCCTGCACCGTCTCACGCGCCATGAGAGTAAGCCCTGTGATC